TGACACCACTGTCTCCTTTTGTTGATACGGCAAGCCAGGCACTGCCCGCAAGGGTGTGCCTGGCTCATATGAACGTAAGGGGATGAACATTTCATTACATCCTGAACCCTACGCGAAGTGGAGCGCTTGAGCGCCGACGACGACCCGCTGAACCGCGACGCCGGGAAAACACCCGACGACCACGACCATAGGAACGACGACCTCTACGACCACGCATTGTAATCACCTCCTCTCACTTGTACCCGAATGGGGTTGCTGCACGCCGAACAACCGGCGTTTGTTGATATTCCTGAAGCCAAGGATTCCAGCGCCAGTAGTAACCCGGCTTTGGTTTGACTGGTGGTGTGAGACCTTTGGTATTGAGCATTGGCATGAGCCGATTGCGAACTGTCCAACCCATGAGGGCAGGTAAATCTTCCTCTGTTCTGTTTTTGCTATCTTGGCTTTGAACCGGTGCAAGACCGGTATTTGTACGAGCCCAGCCTACTTCTCCGAATGCTCCCGCTTCGTTGTGTTTTGCTGTGGGATCCACTGCTGAGACTTTGAGAGGCTGGGTATCTACAAGACCACCGGCCGTGGAACCTTGCCCGTCGAGTAAGTATCGACTGCGAGGCGACGGAGCTGGCGGCGGTGTGCCTGGTTGATTAAGTGTTGCCTGGTTAGACGCGAGCTGCTGCTTCAGAAGATCGTTGTTAAGTTTTGCGTTCTCTAGCTGAAGAGACTGACTAGCTTTTGTAAAACCGTCCAAGCGCTCACCATTAGAGCGATAAGCGTCAACCGCGCGGCCCAAACTTTGGCCTGCTGATGCCATATTTTCAGAAATGCCCGTCTGAACCGGGGCGAACGAATGGGTTTGCGCACCCAAAGCATATAAAGGATGGATTCCGGCTTTCTTTGCATCTGCAACCTTCCATTGGATTCCTTGCTGCGCAAATTGCTTCTGCATCTTGATATTCTTCTCGGCCTCTGACTTGCCGAATAAAGAACCGATAACGCTGCCTGCGGCTCCTGCAATTTCTCCCCACATGGGATTCTCCTAACATTGGATTTCGGAATAATGATTGCGTCTGCGTTTGCCCAGGGCAGAGCCCTTGCCTGTTTGTCCCAGGGCGAAAAGGACCTCTCGCCTGGACTTGCGACGGACGCAGACTAAAACTTTTGTTGGATTGTGAAAGGTGACCCCGATTGGAAGCCTGCCTGACCGGCGAGCCGGAACAGCCAGGCTATGGACCGATCGAGAGAAAGACCGAGCAGGCCTAACGGCCTGCTCGGGGTGGAAGTCTCTACGATCTTCGATGGTTTGGAGGAAGGTTATCGGTCTGGTTGTGTAGTTTAAGGCTGTCAACCTTCGGTTAGGGATAGTGGAGATATCCCGCAGCCCTGAAGACCTTGTGGACCTTCCTCTTGCCATCGTTTTTGTCCTCTTTGGTGTCACCTAACACAGTACATATCAAGTGTATGTACTGTGGACTAGCCCTTCACGGGCTCTGGAGTGCCTTCTGCTGGGGCCTGCGCAGCCCCTCCGCTTTGGGGCTCCCGGGGCTGCTCCGGCTTCTGTGCCTGTTCCTTGTCCGCGATAAACGCTTCAAAGGGGGTTGGCTCATAGTATTGCTCCCAGGGCGAGCTGGGATCGTAATCGTCGCCAACGTCAAAATCGTTGGCTTCGTCGAATGTTTCAGCGCCAGCCTTTGCCAGATCGCGCTGAATTTGGGCGTCGTGCACCATCTTCCGGATTTTGTCCATGAGTGATGGTTGGGGGTTGTAGCCCACTGGCGGCTCCATAGGGCGGCCGTCGAGGATCTCGCGCCCTTTCTCGTCCAAACGGCCGAGATTTGACTTGTAGGACTTCGCCTCGACCTCGAGACCTTTGATCTTTTTCATTGTTACCTCCTAATAGATAAATGATTTGCCAGTCTGGGCGACGAGGCGTCGTGCCTGGACTGAATGTTTGGTCATGATCCATAGCACATCTTCCGATGGTACGGCGAAGGTGCGCTCGGTAGGGACGCACTTGACGAAATCGCCATTTAGTGCGGGGGTCGATCCGAAGATTCGGGCGAAATGCCAGAAATCCAGATTGTCCCTGAAACCACCGGCAATTGTAGATTCCGTGCGCCGATATTCGTCGTAGCGATCCTGGTAACCGAACGTGGCATCAGGCGAAGCATGAGCGGCATACACTTCTTTGTTGAGAACTTCCTGCTGGCCAATGTGCTGGAGCTCTTTCTGCCAGAAATCCTCTTTAACACGCCGGTTGAAGTGACGGGGCAAGCCCTGGGCATAGATCGTTTTAGGCCGCACCGAGATGAAAGAAAACACGTAACCGTGCTCTTCGAAGAAACGCCGATAGCGGTTGGAACGCATAGCCGCGATTCCGTGACCTTTGAGGGCGCCGACGGGGTCGGTGCCTTCTGCTGTCTGAAGAACTTCTGAGAACTGGATAGTTTCCCTGCCACCGCCCAGGTACTCAGGACGCTGTAAGCGAGCGTCGGAAGAACGAACGCCGAGATAACGGAGATACTCAACATAGCGTGACCCGAACCTTGCACGAGCTTCCTCGTAGCGTTGAAGTGCCATTGCCTCACGAAGTGCAGTAACCGTGATTGCTGAAGCATCAGAGAGATCGGCACGAATATAGGGCTTGAGTGTGCCGTTGTCGGCGCCGACCTGGCGGCCTTCCATGATAGCCCAAGCACCACCGGAGAAGTACTTGTCGGACCCGGTTGGCTGATCGCCGTAAGTTACGTTTGGAGTAGCTGAGTTGGTAGCATCGTAATCCCAACCATCATCGGTACCCGCCGACCATACCGTGTTGTTGGCTGTCGCAATGCCTTTGACCGGAGCCTCATCGCCGAGCGGAATTGTAATTCCTGCACCCTTCTGTTCCCAAGGACGAGCTGACGTGAAATAGTCTTTTTCCCAGGCGATGTTCTGAAGTGTGGTGTTTGTTGTTGTGTCTGCGCCTGACGTCTTATCGATCGTCAGTTTTGTTTGAAGGTCCTGATCGCGATACCACTCATTCCAAATCAGCGAGTAGCCGCGAAACGGAAGAGCTGAAACCTCGATGTTGTTTACACCGGTCGGAACGCCCAGATAATCAGCAAGAGAACCGATAGCAGCGCCTGAGCCACCGCCAATAGTAATAGTGGGAAATACAGAGGCGTCGAGACCATCCGGACCACCAGTGATGAAATTTTCCCAATCCTCCCAGACCAGACGGTGAGGGACGAACCAGTGATGAATTCTGACGTCGACTGGATGCATGACAGGAGCCAAGAGCGGAGACGCGCGCAGCAAGGCGGAAGTAGCGGCCTGAACAGTATCACCTGGGAGAACTTCCCAGATACCACACGGGATGAGCTCGCCCATGTCTGCCGACAGAAGCTTGTAATTCGAGAGACTAAATTTGCCACGTTTCATATTGATCCTCTTTTTCGTTTCAGCGCAAAGCGCTTTTCTGCCTGAAGCGTTTGACCGTGGTACGCCTCCTTGACCACATCTTTGAGACGAAGCGAATTCGCGAACGCATACGCTCGCATAGGCTGCATCTCTTGATCCATTTTGATTTTGACTGAGTCTGGAACCTCCTTTGCACGGCCTAAATGTTCCCTCAATTTTCCTTTGAGATAACGTCCCAGAGGATAAACAGCACGCCCATGACGCAACACATTAGGGACATCTTCCGTATCAATCTCATGTTGCATTAGCGAGGACGCTACCTCTGGTATGAAGTCCGCCCCGATCCCAGGGCGGAGTGACATTCTTGCGAACTCTGGATGTCTGCCGTCAAGACGTATGTCTGTTTTGTTTGTCATTTTTTTACAGACGTAGCCAGCTATGTATTGGGCCGACTGGTTGTTGAGCTCGCCCAGGTACACGTTGCCAAGGCCCCATGCCTCCTGGACGAAATCGCATTCCGGACAACACCGGGTTTTGCGTTTAGTGAGTTGTGTCGTTCCGAAACGACAGTTGGAGAGCCCGAACATGGCTAAGTGGTAGTGAGGTCTCTGGGTCACGTCGCCATACTCCCCGACTAGAAAATACCTCAAGCGAGACGGCTCCGCTTTCTTGCGCAACCTCTTCAAAAAGTTTCTTGAATGCTTCGGCGATAAGGTCGGCAAACCGCTGCTCGATATCGGCAGGTGTTCGTCCTGGTATGTCAATGTTAAAAACGAGTTCTGCGGATGCAGCAAACTCTCCAGCATTATCCTGTGACACCATTGTCTCCTTTTGTTGATGCGGCAAGCCAGGCACTGCCCGCACGGGTGTGCCTGGCTCATATGAACGTAAGGGGATGAACATTTCATTACATCCTGAACCCTACGCGAAGTGGACCGGCTGAACGCCGACGACGACCCGCTGAACCGCGGCGCCGGGAAAACACCCGACGACCACGGCCATAGGAACGACGACCTCTACGACCACGCATTGTAATCACCTCCTTTCAAGTTTCATGATGAACGGCTTATTAGGGATAGGGACAGACTGATATTCCTGAAGCCAAGGATTCCATTCCCACATCCGGCCTTTGCCAGCACTAAAGGGGGGACGCGTGTCTTTGATGGACATCATAGGGACTAAACGATTACGGATATTCCATCCTACGCCAGCTGCCCAATCATCCTCAGCAGACTGGGCGAATTTTTCTGAACGACCGGGAGCCCAACCCGTCGCTGTTTTATTCCATCCCACTTCTGGACTAGCGCCGGCTTCATTATGTGGCCGGCTAGGATCTGGAATTGTTACTTTTGTAGGCTGAGCATCGATCAACGGACCAGCCGTAGAACCTTGACCAGGCATAAGATACCGCTTTCCAGCTGAGGGAGCTGGAGGCGGTGTGCCTGGTTGATTGAGTGTTGCCTGATTAGACGCCAGCTGCTGCTTGAGAAGATCGTTGTTTAGTTTTGCGTTCTCTAGCTGAAGAGACTGACTAGCTTTTGTAAAACCGTCCAAGCGCTCACCATTAGAGCGATAAGCGTCAACCGCGCGGCCCAAGCTTTGGCCTGCTGATGCCATATTTTCAGAAATGCCCGTCTGAACCGGAGCGAAGGAATGGGTTTGCGCACCCAAAGCATATAAAGGATGGATTCCTGCTTTCTTTGCATCTGCAACCTTCCATTGGATCCCCTGCTGCGCAAATTGTTTCTGCATCTTGACATTCTGATCGGCCTCCGACCTGCCGAATATGCTGCCAATAACGCTGCCTGCGGCTCCTAAGATGCCGTCCCATGGCGTAGCCATATAAGCCTCCTAACATTGAATTTCGGAATAATGATTGCGTCTGCGTTTGCCCAGGGCAGAGCCCTTGCCTGTTTGTCCCAGAGCGAAAAGGACCTCTCGTCTGGACTTGCGACGGACGCAGACTAAAACTTTTGTTGGATTGTGAAAGGTGACCCCGATTGGAAGCCTGCCTGTCCGGCGAGCCGGAACAGCCAGGCTATGGACCGATCGAGAGAAAGACCGAGCAGGCCTTGCGGCCTGCTCGGGGTGAAAGTCTCTACGATCTTCGATGGTCTGGAGGAAGGATATCGGTCTGGTTGTGTAGTTTAAGGCTGTCAACCTTCGGTTAGAGAAAGCGGAGGTTTCTCGCAGCCCTGAAGACCTATTGGACCTTCCTCTTGCCATCGTTTTTGTCCTCTTTGGTGTCACCTAACACAGTACATATCAAGTGTATGTACTGTGAACTAGCCCTTCACGGGCTCTGGGGTGCCTTCTGCAGGGGCCTGCGCAGCCCCTCCGCTTTGGGGCTCCCGGGGCTGCTCCGGCTTCTGTGCCTTTTCCTTGTCCGCGATAAACGCTTCAAAGGGGGTTGGCTCATAATATTGCTCCCAGGGCGAGCTAGGGTCGTAATCATCTCCTACGTCGAAGTCGTTCGCCTCGTCGAACGTTTCAGCGCCGGCCCTAGCCAGGTCGCGCTGAATTTGAGCGTCGTGGACCATCTTGCGAATTTTGTCCATAAGCGACGGTTGGGGGTTGTAGCCCACTGGGGGCTCCATAGGGCGGCCGTCGAGAATCTCGCGGCCCTTCTCGTCCAGACGGCCGAGATTTGACTTGTAGGACTTGGCCTCGACCTCGAGGCCTTTGATCTTTTTCATTTTAACCTCCTAGTAGATGAACGAAGTACCAGTCTGGGCGACGAGCCGTCGTGCCTGGACTGAATGCTTGGCCATGATCCATAGCACATCTTCCGATGGAACGGCGAAAGTGCGCTCGGTGGGAACGCACTTGACGAAATCACCATTTAGTGCAGGGGTCGATCCGAAGATTCGGGCGAAGTGCCAGAAATCCAGATTGTCCCTGAATCCACCGGCAATTGTAGATTCCGTGCGCCGATACTCATCATAGCGGTCCTGGTACCCGAATGTGCCATCTGGCGTAGCGTGTGCTGCGTACACTTCCTTATTGAGAACTTCCTGCTGGCCAATGTGCTGCAGCTCTTTCTGCCAGAAATCCTCTTTGACACGCCGGTTGAAGTGACGGGGCAAGCCCTGGGCATAGATCGTCTTAGGGCGCACTGAGATGAAAGAAAACACGTAACCGTGCTCTTCGAAGAAACGCCGGTAGCGATTGGAACGCATAGCAGCGATGCCGTGGCCTTTGAGGGCGCCGACGGGGTCTGTGCCCTCGGCCGTCTGAAGGACTTCCGAGAACTGGATAGTTTCCCTGCCACCGCCCAAGTACTCAGGGCGCTGTAAACGAGCGTCGGAAGAACGAACGCCGAGATAACGGAGATACTCAACATAGCGTGACCCGAACCTTGCACGAGCTTCCTCGTAGCGTTGAAGTGCCAATGCCTCACGAAGAGCAGTAACGGTTATCGCTGAAGCATCACTGAGATCAGCTCTCAACTTCGGATAATACGCCCCAGTACTTCCGATTTCCTCACCTCGCTCGAAATTCATAGATACCGTCGACGAGCTGGAATAACCACTATACGGCCGACTAGCATTGTTGCTTTCGTAGACAGGATTTAACGAACCCGAATTCCAATTAGACGGCGATACGGCACCGACACCCAACACGGGTGCCTCGTCACCCAACGGAATAGTGATCCCAGAGCCCTTCTGCTCCCAGGGACGGGATGAAGTGAAATAGTCTTTTTCCCAGGCGATGTTTTGAAGTGTTGTGTTTGTTGTTGTGTCTGCGCCTGAGGTTTTATCGATTGTAAGTTTTGTCTGAAGATCCTGATCGCGGTACCACTCATTCCAGATAAGCGAGTAGCCCCGGAAAGGGAGCGCCGAGACCACGATATTATTTACACCAGTCGGAACGCCCAGATAATCAGCAAGAGAGCCGATAGCAGCCCCTGAGCCACCGCCAATAGTAACAGTGGGAAATACAGAGGCGTCGAGACCATCCGGACCACCAGTGATGAAATTTTCCCAATCCTCCCAGACCAGACGGTGAGGGACGAACCAGTGATGAATTCTGACGTCAACCGGATGCATGACAGGAGCCAAGAGCGGAGACGCCCGCAGCAGGGCGGAAGTAGCGGCCTGCACAGTGTCCCCGGGAAGGACTTCCCACATACCGCACGGGATAAGCTCACCCATATCGCACGAGAGTAGCTTGTAATTCGAGAGACTAAATTTGCCACGTTTCATATTGATCCCTTTTTACGTTTTAGCGCATAGCGCTTTTCTGCCTGGAGCGTTTGACCGTGGTACGCCTCCTTGACCACATCTTTGAGACGAAGCGAATTTGCGAACGCATACGATCGCATAGGCTGCATCTCCTGATCCATTTTGATTTTGACTGAATTTGGAACCTCCTTTGCACGGCCTAAATGTTCCCTCAATTTTATTTTGAGATAACGTCCCAGAGGATAAACAGCACGCCCATGGCGCAACACATTAGGAACATCTTCCGTATCAATCTCATGTTGCATTAGCGACGACGCTACCTCTGGTATGAAGTCCGCCCCGATCCCAGGGCGGAGTGACATTCTTGCAAATTCCGGGTGACGTCCGTCAAGCCGGATATCTGTTTTGCCCGTCATTTTTTTACACACGTAACCAGCGATGTATTGCGCTGATTGGTTGTTAAGCTCGCCCAGGTACACATTGCCAAGGCCCCATGCCTCCTGGACGAAGTCGCACTCGGGACAGCACCGAGTTTTGCGTTTAGTGAGCTGTGTCGTTCCGAAACGACAGTTGGAGAGCCCGAACATGGCTAAGTGGTAGTGAGGTCTCTGGGTCACGTCGCCATACTCCCCGACTAGAAAATACCTCAAGCGTAACGGCTCCGCTTTCTTCCGCAGCCTCTTCAAAAAGTTTCTTGAATGCTTCGGCGATAAGGTCGGCAAACCGCTGCTCGATATCGGCAGGTGTTCGTCCTGGTATGTCAATGTTAAAAACGAGTTCTGCGGATGCAGCAAACTCTCCAGCATTATCCTGTGACACCATTGTCTCCTTTTGTTGATGCGGCAAGCCAGGCACTGACCACATGGGTGTGCCTGGCTCATATGAACGTAAGGGGATGAACATTTCATTACATCCTGAACCCTACGCGAAGTGGTCCGGCTGAGCGCCGACGACGGCCCGCAGAACCGCGGCGCCGGGAAAACACCCGACGACCACGACCATAGGAACGACGACCTCTACGACCACGCATTGTAATCACCTCCTCTCGATTTTCATGATGAACGGCTTATTCGGGATAGGAACCGACTGATACTCCTGAAGCAAGGCATTCCACTCCCACATACGACCCTTGCCAGCGCTAAACGGCGGCCGAGTATCCTTGATAGACATCATTGGAACCAGGCGATTCCTGATATTCCATCCTACGCCTGCAGCCCAATCGTCTTCGGCTGACTGAGCGAATTTTTCCGACCGACCTGGTGCCCAACCAGTAGCGGTTTTATTCCAGCCCACTTCTGGACTAGCGCCGGCTTCATTGTGTGGCCGACTTGGATCTGGAATGGTGACTTTTGTAGGCTGACGGTCGATGAGCGGGCCCGCTGTAGAACCCTGACCTGGCACGAGATAGCGTTGCCCGGGTGATGGAGCAGGAGGCGGCGCACCCGCCTGATTGAGTGTTGCCTGATTTGATGCGATCTGTTGCTTAAGAAGATCGTTTTGCAGTTTGTTGTTTTCTAGCTGAAGAGACTGGCTAGCTTTTGTAAAACCGTCCAAGCGCTCACCATTAGACCTATAAGCGTCAACCGCGCGGCCCAAACTCTGCCCCGCTGACGCCATATTTTCGCTAATCCCAGTCTGAACCGGAGCGAAGGAATGGGTTTGCGCACCCAAAGCATACAGGGGATGAATCCCGGCTTTTTTTGCATCTGCAACCTTCCATTGGATTCCTTGCTGCGCAAATTGCTTCTGCATCTTGACATTCTGATCGGCTTCCGACTTGCCGAATATGCTGCCAATAACGCTGCCTGCGGCTCCTAAGATGCCATCCCAAGGCGTAGACATTGTAACCTCCTAACATTGAATTTCGGAATAGTGAGAGCGTCGACGTTTGCCCAGGGCAGAGCCCTTGCCAGTACGTCCAGCCGCGAAAAGAACTTCGCGCCTGGACTTACGTCGGACGCATACGAGAACCTTTGTAGGGTTCTCAAAGGTGACCCCTATTGGAAGTCTGCCCGTCCGTCGAGACGGAACGGCCAGCCTGTGGACCGATCGAGAGAAAGACCGAGCTGGCCTCGCGGCCAGCTCGGGGTGGAAGTCTCTGCGATCTTCGATGGTTTGGAGAAAGGTTAACGGTCTGGTAATGAAATTTAAGGCTGTCAACCTCCGGTTAGCGAAAGCAGATGTTTCGCGCAGCCCTGAAGACCTTTGGGACCTTCCTCTTGCCATCGTTTTTGTCCTCTTTGGTGTCACCTAACACAGTACATATC